ACCACGATACCTTAGTTTTACTGTCATTAGTAATACCTAAAATACCAAGACCCCGTTCCATGCCTTGGTTGTCATGCGTTTGTGATTTAGGTATGGACTTACTAAGAGCTTCCAATCTAAATCAAAAATGAACGGACGTGATGTTATGCTACGGTCTGTTTTGTTGTTGCTAAATCTAATGGGAAGTTGTGAGCATTACGCTCGTGCATTACTTCCATACCGAGGTTTGCTCTGTTAAGAACATCACCCCAAGTAGGTATAGTTCTACCAGCTGAATCAACTACGGATTGATTAAAGTTAAATCCGTTGAGGTTGAAAGCCATTGTAGAAATACCCATAGCGGTAAGCCATATGCAAGTGACGGGCCAAACAGCAAGGAAAAAATGAAGAGCACGACTATTGTTAAAGCTAGCATATTGGAAGATAAGTCTCCCAAAGTAGCCATGAGCCGCAACAATATTATACGTCTCTTCCTCTTGGCCGAATTTATATCCATAATTCAGGGATTCTTGTTCAGTCGTCTCACGAATAAGTGAAGAAGTAACAAGACTTCCGTGCATAGCAGCGAATAAAGCTCCACCGAATACCCCTGCAACACCGAGCATGTGGAACGGATGCATAAGGATATTGTGTTCGGCTTGGAAAACGAACATGAAATTGAAAGTGCCAGAAATACCAAGAGGCATACCATCACTAAAACTCCCTTGTCCGAAAGGGTAAACTAAGAATACTGCAAAGGCTGCAGCTACGGGTGCTGAATAGGCTACGCATATCCAAGGTCGCATTCCTAATCTATAACTAAGTTCCCATTGTCGTCCCAAGTAAGCACTGATACCAATGAGAAAGTGGAACACAATGAGCTGATATGGTCCTCCGTTATACAACCATTCATCGATGGTTGCAGCTTCCCAGATTGGGTAGAAGTGAAGACCGATTGCATTGCTTGATGGGACGATTGCCCCTGAGATGATGTTGTTTCCATACATTAATGCGCCTGATACAGGCTCACGTATACCATCAATATCAACTGGAGGAGCAGCTATGAATGCTATAATAAAGCAGGTTGTTGCTGTTAATAGTGCAGGGATCATGAGTACACCAAACCACCCCACATAGAGGCGGTTGTTTGTACTCGTAACCCAGTCACATAAACTCTGCCAATTGTTATTTGGTTTTGTTAGTGTGGCTGTAGTCATTTAATTTAAAAAGAATACTTAGCACCTATTTTAGTGCCATAAGAATTGTCTGTATCTTCATCAAATACATTTGCAAAAGATACTTCACCATAAACTCCTAGTTTATCGGTAGCAGCGACAGAGCCGCCTAGTTTTCCTGACCATGCTGAGTCAGAATCAACACCGTCAGCGGCATTGATTGTTTTACCTCCTTGAACATACCAGTCCAAAGAACCAAGTGCATTCTCATAACCTACATGTAGATCAGTAGCTCTTGATTGGTAATCATTACCAGTATAAGAAGCATTAGATTCTACATTAACATAAGGTCCAGCAATTGCTGGTACTGAGAATAGAGAAGCTGCAATAGCTAGTGTTATTTTTTTCATTAAAATATTCCAGGTATAAGTTGTCCAGTCGTGGCGTATGCTCCGAGGGCGGAGATGATACCTATCATAGCCCAACGGCCATTTTGTACTTCTGCATTCTCGTTCATAGTGTATTCAATAGGAGGTTGAATTGCGATAACTTCTGTATCGTTCATTAAAATAAGTATAGGTTAATGGGCGGGTACGATTGTTTCGGGCCGCCACGTTTACCTATCCCCACCCCATTGTCTTACCTATACCAAAAAGTTTATTGACTTTTTTTGAAGTTTGAGGTGCTACTAAACCTAGAAGCCCTCCTTCATTAAGTCTTTTAGTTTTTTCTTCACCAAGAGCAGCTCCAGCAAGACCACCAAATGGTCCCAGTGCTCCCATTAAACCCCCTGTTATTTTAGTACACATAATTAGGCATTCCAAATATCGTCTGGTCCTAAGATTTGATTCTTAGCTTTCTTATTAAAAGGAGATTTAAATCCTTCAAGCATTTTTTTTACTGCTTGTTTAAGTGGGACATCAGTTTTTTGACCACCTTTCTTAGTGATCTTTCTACCTTCACCCATCTTTTTTACCTCCTTTCTTAGGAGGTCTACCTTTCTTTGTACCGTAGGTACCTTTTCCTTTTGGCATGGTTATACTTTTAGGTTTGACATTTCAAGTTTTCTACGAACATCTTCACGGTATGCATCATCTGTATCATACTCTGGTTTGTTCATATCTCTTACTACCTCAGACATACTGCGATAGATTTCTGTAGGAGCAGATTTCTTACCTTGAAGTAGAGTAGAATCCCGTCCTTGTGCATCTTCAAATTGTCCCATAAGTGCTTTTACTGCGAATGTTACTGCTGCTTTGTTACCTGTTTCAATAACTTCATCAAAGTTTTTAATGTCATCAGCAGCTATATTATCACTAGCCCATTGCATGAGTTGGTTATAACCCTCTTGTCCACCAGCTATATTATGTACAGCTGTGACTTCAGCTTCACTGAGACTAGGTGCTTCAGGAGCAGCCTCCCATCCAAGATCTTGTCTTAATCCTTGTAAGTAACTACTAACTACATCCTTATTTAAACCAGCTTTATCTAAAGAAGCATACATCTCTTCATTTAAAGTACCTTCATTTTTAGCGAAGTACTCATTCATTTCATAAAGATCTATATTATTTTCTTTAAAGATATCATTAAGTTGAGCACCATAAAGTTGTTCAGTGTTCTCATACTTAATAGACCCATCTTCATTATAAAAGAAATTTTTATCATATTGAACTTCGTCAGTATTTTCTTCTACTGTTTCTTCTGTTGTAGTTGTATCTTCTTTTGATACCTCACCTTGTTTCTTTTGTAGTTCAAGGTAAGCTTTCTCAAGATCTTCAGTGGATTTATATTTACCAGCAAGAAGATTCTCTTGCTCGGCTATCATCTTTTCACCAATAGCTAAAGTCTCTGCATCACGGGCTTCATTAGCCTCATCAATTAGAGTATCCTGTGATGGATCATAAGTGAATGTTTGTGTTTCAGTTGCCATAATTTTTATTCAGGTGGTGCTTGCATTCCTCCACCCATCGCAGCTCCTATTCCTTCAAGAGCTTCTGGGTTTTTAGAAGGGTCCATTATTGGAGTACTTGCTAATTGTCCAGCTTGATCAGTGAGTGATTGCATTTGTTGTGCTTGCATTGCTTGTTCTTGTTCAGCTTGTTGTTCTTCTAAACTCTTAACAAGATTAAGAACATCAATACCTTGAGCAGCTGCAAGACGTTTGATTGCTTCATCAGCATTGATGAATTTCATCATAGCTTCTGGTCCCATTGTCTGAGCAATCGTAGTTACAAATTGTACAAGTGCATCTCTATCTTGTCCTCTACCTAATGCGTTAATACCTGCTACAATAGTAGGCTTAACTAAATTCTTAGGTACAGTAGGAATCTGTTTGTTTCTTTGTAGAGTATGCATCTTACGATTCAAATATGGTATTAAGAACTCAACCGTGAGCAAACTAAATAGTCCACCTAGTTGTTGTTCTAATTCCATTTGTGTCATACGAACTTCCTCAGCTGTAGTACGCTCGGAGTCTCTGACATTCATAATAAGGAAAGCCTCAGCTAACCTTTTCTCTAATACATTAGCAAGTTGATAAGCAGTCTGGAAATCAGCTGTCTTACCTACTTGTACTACACCTATATCATCTGGTCTACCTTGTATGATAGCCCCGTTACCAGCTTGTGCTAATGACTGTGGTTTAGTTACTGAACTAGGAGATACTGTGAAGACAACTTTAGCTGCAGCTGCACTACCTTCAACAAGGGCTTGCATTAATGCTTCTAAAGATTTTAAATCCCCAAGAAACTCTTCTACTCTTGACCTACCATAGTCCTCACCATCTACTGTAACAAAACGTAGTGGTAAGAAAGGACTCTTACCTAAAGGTGCTTTACCTTCACTACCAGGTATCAATACATCATGTACTTCCTGCCACCAAGTCCAACCTTTTTTAGTTGATTTAATACAAGTATAGACATCACAATCTTTACCTTGACTGGATGTTGAATCATCCATAGGTTCATTAGGTTGTTTGATATCCATACCAGGAGGTAGATGCTCTCTAGCTATCTTCTCTTTTGTAACTATCTCTGTTACTTCACCGTTACCATCTCTTTCCACCACGTATCTGTTAAGAGGGTACATTTTAATACCTTCTTTACCCATATATAACAAAGCATTGCCTGTTACTACGAGGTGTTTTATTGCAGAAAAGATTTGAACTCGATCAGTAGATGCCGCAATAGCTTCCATGATCATACGTTCTATCTTTGCAAAGCTTAAATCTAATTCACTCTTAGCTTCTGGTGGTATCTCTACTCCTAATTTAGAATCATCTAATTGGAGTTTAAAGAAACTTGTAGAGGGAGGGAGTAATCCTAACATGAGTTTAGAACTCAAGGTGACTACTCCTTTGGCTCCCACTGATTGCCAAGGAGTTTTAAACTGAGCATATGCAGGTGGCTTATCATTCCTCATTATTAATGTAGGAATAGTTAGCTCTGCACATTCATACGCAACATTAAGAAACTGTTCACGGTCAGTTGATAGTTCATTATATCTTTGCCGTGCTTTTTTCATTATTTCTTAGGAGTAGTAGGAGCAGGAGTAGTACCTACGTTGACACCTTGAGGAGAAGATATACCACGTAAACCAGTTTGAGCAGCGGGTTTCTTAGTTTGTAACTGAGTTGTACCTGCTGATCTTTTTTTCTTCTGTACTTTTTTAGTAGTTAGTTTAGCTTTACGTTTAGTTTCATCCTCTTCTATTGGTCCAGGAGTAGGTGTTGGTGGAGCTTCTATAGGAGCAGCGATTGTAGGAGTTGGTACAGGTGGTGGTGTTGGGGCTATAGGGGCTGGAGTTGGGGCAGGTTCACGACCACCACCAAAAATAGCCTTAAAGAAATTACCGACTTGTCTTGCACACATAATTAATTATCCGATAAGTGTTGTTTTAATAATCTTATAATAGAGATTTGTCCTGCTCGATAGGCAATCTCCTTATCGGAGAGTGTGTAGTCAGGATATATATCTGGAAACTGTTTATCAAGGTCATCCAAATATCGCTCAAGGTTACCCCAGTTAAGCGTACTTTGGGAGGTTTGTATTTGCATGTTCAAAAAATGCTGGCATTCTTGCTTTCTTGGTGTCAGAAAGTTCAGGTGCTTTGCCTTCGTACATTAACCGATCACTAGAATCGGTCCAAAATTTTCTGTCTAAATATTTGTCCTGAGTATTTCTACCTAGAGGCTGGAGTATCCAGTTAATTGTAGCTTTCCTAAGTTTATCAAGAGAAGGACTAGGGGATAAACCCAACTCAGCACAAACAAGGCTATTAGTAGCCACGTGGATTTGTTCATCTCTGGATATATCAGCTGATACTGTTCTAAGACCAGCATCACCATTAAACCTAAACATAGGAAGTAAAACAAAGAAGATTGCACGTTCTGCTACCAAAGCTTTTGTTAGTGTATGATCTGGGTGGGCTTCCCAAGCATCTCTTAGTCTGAAAGCTTCGGCTTCAGCCTTATCGTCAGTACCAAGTGAATTAGTAATATACCCAAGAGCAAGGTCATGGTTTATCTCATCTTTTACGTTTGATTCTAAAAGTGCTCTAGCAGCTTTGGGAACATCCTTGCCAAGGGCTTCCTCAATGAAGGAACCAACTGGTAACTCCATATGCCGTATTGCCAAAGCACGGTAGATGGTTTCTTCGGCACCCTCTTTGAGTTTACCTGCTGTGGTTTGAACGGGAGACCACTTTCTTTTACGTTCAAATAATTTATCATATGGTGTTTTCATTCTTGACAATCACATGTAGGGGTTTGGTTTAAAATCCCCTCCAAATAATCATTGACATCGGTTTCATCTAATGCTGCATACGCATTGCTTTTGTCCTGCACGTCACCCATTACCTGAAGGCTGTAGTACAAGGAGGTTTGAGGTGAACTCAACCACTCTTCCACGAATTTCTCATCGTAGGTTACCACGTCACTCCAAGAGTTGAACGAATAGCCGTGAAGAAGTCCTGTAATATTTAATAGTTTCATGAAGCCATCTGCTACACGCTTGTAAGCGTCCCAGCCAACCTCACTGGCAATCTCAACATTGCCATAGTCATAAGATTGCACACCGAATGTACCGCTGTCACGGTCTACGGTTCGTGCAATAGGTGGTGCGATCTCAGGGGTACATGTATACCCATCTAAATCTTTGCTTCTATAAGAACAAGAAGCGGTAGGAGCAATAGCAAATGCTCTTACCATATCATTCTGTCTAGCTATACCTGATGCTAGTTCTATACCTTTAGCTAACTCTGACACTAATACACCAGCAGTTCCTCCAACAGAGAACCCACTAACATAACTATCTAAAGCTTCACCAAATTCTTTATAACTTATATTTTCCCTTCGGAGGAGATTCGAGAGTCCAAGGAATCCAAGTCCGACCTGCTTGTCAACTTGTGGGGAAAGATATTCTCCAGACCCTCCAACACCTGTTCTGCCATGAAGACGGCACAATTCGGACATACCTTGACTGAAAGCCTTTTGTATGTCGCCGATTCGACAGGCACCGAGATTGATATGTTGCAAAAGGCATGTTCCTCGTGAGGGCAGGTACACCTCAAGACAGACGTTGCCGTAGATCCGTTTCCCATAGTTGTCATGTTTAATTTTGTTTAGCCATATATCACCTGATCTTATACCATAGATCAACGCTTGTCGTGTTGTATCATCAGCATCTTCCCATTTTTGGTGGTCAAGATTGACACACCTTTTGATCCAGGGGAGTTCTGATCTAGGAGTAGTAATAAAATCAATGATATCGGCATGGTCAAGGTCACAATGAGCAACAATAGCCCCGTTCTTATAGACCCCGCCACGTCTAAGTGTTTCATTTAATACTGAGTAAATTTTTGCAAACGAGACTGGGCCACTCGCAACAAGTCCCTTGCCATTCTCAGTTCCTTTAGGTCTAAGGTTGGATAAGTGGATTGCAACCCCTGCTCCGTATCTAAGAGC